GTTCCGTTGCCAGAACCACTTTGTTTGTCCCCAAATGGAAGCTCAGATTGACAAACTAACACTTCTCTGCATCCAAACGCACCCAACCGCGTTCCGGACCAGGGAGAAGGTTCTTAGAGGACTCGCCATCCTCCAGAGGGACCTCCGTTTCACGTCTCGCGAGACATGGACGGTTGTTAATTCGCTAGCGGCAAAACCGTACGACGCGATCTGTGTACGGGGTAAGCGGCCAAGTGTTGATACCCTTGTGGTCATCGCGATCAAAAGGGCATCACAGGCGTGGCTCGCTCTATGGGAGGGTCTGACAGCAGATTTTCCCGATATGGGCCATGCTCTCGAGGAGGGCTGCGAGGAGACCATTGTGTTCCTCGCGGAGCTCGACCTGAGAGATTTGATGCTGTCCTTTGTGAAGGAGTTGACGGTTTATGTTTCAGCCCGTGGCCTTCGTCAAGAGGAGCATAATGGGGACTCATTACGTGCTTTCTATAATAAGTTAAGCACGGATTTTGGGCGCCCTATAGGCTTTCTGACTTTGGGTAAGGGTTGTTGGATGAACCGTCGACTAAACTGGATCTGTGCGCCTCGCGGCAGACTCAGTCGAGCCTTTGCAGATAGGATACGTCTTGCGGCAATAGACGTGCTCCAGTGTAAACGTTTGTTGCCACCTGCACGCACCTGGCAAGTGGAGGGCGCTATAGCGAAAAGCGCCACGATGCTTACTCGTCCACGTCCTGAAGTCACCCCAGTACTGTCACAGGTATTGGAATGTGCTACAGAACTTTCGAGAGAGCTGTTCCGCGGGGCCCATTTCAGCCCGCAGGAGCAGTTCCCGTCGCTTCGAGCATCGTTCGAAAGTACCACGCGAGAAGGCGGTGCTTTCGGCGAGTTGTTGCGACGTATCGAACAGGACCCGTCGATACGAAGGCCCCCGCAGCAGGGGGCAACGATCTCCTCGGAGAAGCTCCTCGACTACGCGTTCGAGGAGCCTGGTACCGGGCGAGTCGAATATGTGTACCAGGACCCATGGGGCCAGGCACTTCTAGATTGGTTCAGTGAAGCTGTATCAACTATGTGCCTGAAGGACTTACTTGCAGGGCCGCCAAAAGCGTTCCCTGCAGGTGTAGTGGAGCCCGCTAAAGTACGCATTGTCACGATGGGCACGGCCGCCCTCTACCATCGTGGCTTGTCGATACAGAAATTCCTCCATGGCCGACTTCGCCATCGACCCACCTTCCAGTGGATCGGTGAGCCCGTGACGCCTGAGGCATTTGAAGCGTCTTACCCGCCCGAAATGGTCGCCCAGCGACTTGATGACGGCTGGGTATTGGTTAGTGGCGATTATCAAGCAGCGACGGACAATCTCGACCCTCGCCTGTCAGAGTGTATCTGGCAGACGATCGCCGAGTGTACGACTGTTTCGGAGAGTCAGGAGTGGGGCACATCCTCGTGTCCCATGTCCCTTTCCCTCTGGAACGATCTAGGCCGTCAGTTACTTACGGGCCACCTGCTGTTTCATGGCGAAACCCGAGAGTCTCTAAAGACTTCCGGGGCGCGCGGCCGTCAGCAGACCTGGGGGCAGCTTATGGGTTCTCCTGTGAGCTTCCCGATACTCAACATTGCCAACGCTTCCGCGACTGCGGTTGGTCTAGGCTGGACGCCTGAGGCGGGGTCTGTAACCTCGTTCCTTGAGTGCTTCGGCGTTAGGACTAACGGTGACGATATCTGCTTCGTATGTCCTAGTGAAGCATACGATTCGTGGATTGTCGCCACCTCCGAGTCCGGTCTTATCCGTTCCGCTGGGAAGAACTACGTCTCTACTGAGTTTCTTAATCTGAACTCAGAGACCCGCGTTCTCCGGCGGTCCCGGGGCGACCTGGATGGTCCCTCCCGTTGGGAGCTCCAGAGTTTCTGTAACCTTCCTTTATTGGTTGGTTCGGAAGCTAAGGGGCCCCGAGCGGGCCGCGACTGTCTCGACCATCTCTCGTTCTTAGATCTGGCCCCCCGTGCAGCGGGGCTTGTCTTAGGGGCGCCTGATGACGTCCAGGCTCGGCGTATGTCGAAGTTCGTTGAGTACCACTCCGTGGTGCTCAAAAGGGCAAAGGGAGTCCCTTGGTTCGTCCCGATGGAGCTCGGGGGTCTCGGTCTACCGTGTGTTACCGAGTATGCCCCCCCCGAGTGGGTCGGACTCCGCTGTGCGATGCTCGCTTGTACATCTCGCGAGTCCCCACAGCGACTCCTTAAGCTCTTGAGGCAACTCCAGCCTCCGAAACGCGCTGTATCCTCTTTCGACTCAAACCTGTCGTATCAGTTCGAGAAGATTCGGACTGCACAGCCCACTTTGACGCGACTTAAACGGAAAGGGAGCCTTGCGGCTCCCTGGTCCGCGTCATCCCGCCTGCGCGAGCAGGTCGGGGCTATGACGGCCCTCCCGGCCTTTCTCAAGCGTCTCGCTCTACTATGGTCGAGCGGTTGGAGATTTGCCGGGAACGAGGAGTTTACTTCCTGCCTGCCGACGGAAGCCGAAGCTATCTGTCAGCAAGAAGAAAAGTACCTCCGTCGTTCCGATGGCATCAATGCTAGAGTTCGAAGGAAGCTCCAGCATTGCGGGGGACCGTTGTCTGCCATGTCCGTGGAGAAG